GCTTGTGAAGATAGCAACAATAAAGAGAGAGCCAGAGGATATGGTGTATACAGTGGAGGAAGTGGCAACAATCATGCGAGCTTCTAAACAGTATGTTTATACACTTATCAACGCAAATCAGATAAGGGTGCTTAAAATCCCTCATACAAGAATAAGAAAGTCAGAGCTTGAAAGATTCTTCAGAGATAACGAGGGAAAGGATTTAACGAATCCGAATGAACCAAAGGATATTGTAATTTAGGAAAGGAGGATAATATGCGGCGTGTAGGTTTAATAATATCTTACAACAAGAGAATTAATGAGAATCTTAGGAATGGTAACACGGAGCTGGCTGCCAGATGGTATACAAGGCTGAGATTGTTGGAGATATTCAGTTTTGTGCCGGAAGGAGCATACAGACTTCCAACTATATAAAAAGAGCTGCAGTGAGGCAACACCGCAACTCAGATAATAACTCAATGATAGTGTAGACCATTTTGGAGTAAAAAGCAATGTGGAATTATGAATGTAGTTACTGTGGTGCTCTTTTAGATCCTGGAGAAAAATGTGATTGCCAGGATAAGGAGGAAGAAAGACGCAGACAGTATATGGGTAATTTTAAGGAGTCCCGAAACGGGCAAATGGCATTTAATTTTGGAGGAAATAATGAGAACAACAAAGATTCAGATTCGAGACATACTGGGTATCAGGGAATTTAACATGAATGGTGAAAGCATAGAGCTTTCAGGCTCAAATGGTGTAGGTAAATCATCAGTACTTGATGCTATCAGATATGCATTAACTAATAAATCTGGGAGAGATGTAATTGTAAGACGCGGAGCTGTTGAAGGAGAAATTCTTATTGAGACGGATAGCGGATTATCTATTGATAGAAAGAGCCGTATTAATAGAGCGGATTACAAATCTATAAAGCAGAACGGGAGTGAAATAGGAAGCCCAGAAGCTTTTCTTAAGGAGATATTTACCCCTTTGCAGCTTAATCCAATAGAGTTTATGGCTATGGATAAGAAACAGCAGAATGCAATCATTTTGGATATGATTCAGTATGACTGGGATATGAGCACTATTAAGCAGTGGTTTGGAGAGATACCGGCATGGGTTAATTATGACCAGAATATTCTTGCAGTTCTTAATGACATTCAGAGTGAAAATGGAGAGTATTACCAGAACAGAAGGAATATAGACAGAGACAGAAGAAATAAGATAGCGTTTATAGAAGATATAGGCAGGACACTTCCAGAAGGTTATGACGCTGAGAAGTGGAGAAATGCATCTGCTGGAGATATCTATAGACAGATAGAAAGTATTCAGCGTGATAATCAGCTTGTGGAGCGTGCCAAGCAGGTGATTGAGAACAAGAACAATAAGATCCGTAAGTTTGAGGCAGATAGAGAGATTGAAAAAGCTGCTATTGAAAGAGAGTTCAGTTCTCGTGATAAGCAGATAACAGAGGATATTACAAGACTTGAAGGACAGATCGTAAGTTTAAGGCAGGAACAGAGCAATCTTGCATCTAAGAAGGCAGACAAGCTTGCTATAGCAGATAAAACTTATGAAGCTTCCGTTGCTGAATATAACGCACAATGTGCTGAGTACAATGAGTATGTTGACAGAGATATAAGAGATACATCTGAACTTAGTAAACAGGCACAGGCTATTGAAGATATGAAAGCCCACATTAATGAGTATGACAGAATGGTAATGCTTCAGGATCAGGTAGATGAGTTGGCAGAGCAGTCACAGATTTTAACAGATAAGATTGAAAAAGCACGAACATTACCGGGCGAAATACTGGAGGAATGCAGTATACCAATTGAAGGACTTTCAGTTGAAAACGGAATACCTCTTATTAACGGACTTCCAATCAGTAATTTATCAGAGGGTGAAAAGCTGGATTTATGCATTGATGTAGCTTTGCAGAAGCCGAATGGAATACAGCTCCTGCTTATAGATGGTGTAGAGAAGCTTTCTACAACACTTAGAAATCAGCTTTATAAGAAATGCAAGGACAAGGGACTGCAGTTTATAGCAACAAGAACAACAGATGATACAGATTTAATAGTTACAGAATTATAGGAGGGTTAATTAATGGACAGTATGATACCGATGGGACAGCAGATGGCTGTTCCTAAAACATCACAGACAGAGATGATGATAAGCAGACAGGCACAGGAAGTTCAGGGAGCAATAGTAATGGCCAAGAAGTTCCCAAGAGATGAATATGATGCAATGGAGAGAATCAAGAGAACATGCCAGAGAGCAACTTTAGCAGAGCAGGCTATATATTCTTATCCAAGAGGCGGACAGACTGTTATGGGACCATCTATAAGGCTTGCAGAAGCTCTTGCTCAGAACTGGGGTAATATTGATTACGGAGTTATTGAACTTGAACAGAAGAATGGTTCTTCAGAGATGATGGCTTATGCCTGGGATCTGGAATCAAATACAAGAGTTACCAAGATATTTACAGTAGAGCATAAGAGAGACACTAGGAAGGGTACATATCAGCTTACAGACAGCAGAGATATTTATGAGGCAACAGCTAATTTTGGTGCAAGACGAATGAGAGCCTGCATTCTTGGAGTTATACCAGGAGATGTTGTTGATATGGCTGTTGGAGAGTGTAAAGAAACTGTTAGAAAAGGAATAGGCAAGGAGCCTATTAATGAAAGAGTAACCAAGCTTATTAATGCATTTAAAGTTGAATTCAAAGTTACAAGAGAACAGATAGAAAAGTATGCGGAACGTAATTGTGCGGATTTCGGAGAAGATGAATTTATTAACCTAAAAGGAGTATATAAAGCCCTTAAGGATGGACAGGCTAAAGCGGAAGATTATTTCCCAGTAGAAGAGGAAGTTCCTAATCCTATGGGAGGTGCTGCAGAATGATATTGACAAGTGAAAATTATTACAGTACAGATGCGGACAGAGAATACTTAAGTGTATCTCAGTATAAAAATTTTATTGGCTCGCTTGGTCGTCCTGGTTGTGAAGCCTATGCAATGGCTAAACTCAATGAAGAATGGGTTGAGAATATGGAAGATTCAGATGCTCTTATGGTTGGTTCTTATGTTGATGCACATTTTGAGGGAACGCTTGATGTATTCAAGGCACAGCATCCATGTATGTTTAAGAAAGACGGTTCACTTATGGCTAAATATATTAAGGCCAATGAAATGATTAACAGATGTGAACGAGATGAGTTATTTATGGCATATATGAGCGGAGAAAAGCAGGTAATAATGACTGCTGATATGTTAGGCGCTAAATGGAAAATTAAGATTGACAGTTATATTAAGGATAAGTGCATTGTTGACCTTAAGACATGCCAGAGCATAACCAAGACATTCTATCATGCTGATGCAGGAAACATGAATTTTCTGCATGAGTGGGGATATTACCTTCAGGGAGCTGTATATCAGAAGGTTGTGGAAATTAATACAGGAAAGAAACTGCCATTCTTTATAGCAGCAGTATCAAAGGAGAAAGAGCCGGATATACAGGTTATAGCATGTGAACAGTCTCTTCTTGATGAAGCTCTTGCAGAAGTTGAGAACAATGTGCCTAAGATACTGGCTTTAAAGAATAATGACATAGATCCGGTAAGGTGTGAACACTGTGATTACTGCAAGCATACAAAGATACTTAAAGCTCCTATCTGGTCAAGTGATTTGATTGGGGAGGTATAGAATGAAAAGTGTTTTAACTAAATATAACGGATTCTGTATCTTTTGTGGAAAGCCTACACAGACAGAACATCATCTGTTGTTCGGTATAGGAATCAGGGAACTTGCAGAAGAAGATGGAGTAAAGATACCTGTATGTGATGCTGAACATAATATGGCAGGTGGTACAAGGCAGATACATGATAACAGCATTGCTGAAAAGCTGAGTAAGATAGCAGGTCAGCTTGCATGGGAAAAAGAATATTATAGAAGTCTTTATGGGAATGAAGATGATCCTGCCAGAGAAGCTTTCAGAGAAAGATATGGAAGGTCTTATTTATAACTGCTGAATATATCACATTTTTCGCACAGCAGAATAAAACCAGTCTCCCGGTTGCATACTTACCGGGAGGCGGAAAGGAGAAAGATGTTCTATGCATTTACAATCAAAGGCACACTGCCGGGATTGAATGAATACCTTAAAGCGGAAAGATGTTTTCATAATGGACATTGTGACGGTAATGACATGAAACAGCAGTATCAGATGCTTATATCTAACGCAATAAGGCTTAAATTAAAGCGTACTCATATAAATAATCCAGTGAGGATTAAATATACCTTCTATGAGCCAAATAGAAAGCGTGACCTTGATAATATATCAGGTGTTGCACATAAGTTTATACAGGACGCACTTGTTAAGTGTAAGGTTCTGGATAATGATGGCTGGAACAATATAGTAGGTTTTGAAGACCACTTTTTCACAGACAAGCATAATCCACGAATAGAGGTGGTATTGGAAGAGGTGGTGCAGTGAGGACAGAACAGAGAATCGACTACATAAAACAACTGAACGGGTTTGAAAGGTGGCTCGAAAGTCATTACTTGCCGGGCTCAGCGCAGTTATTGTACTACAAATTACTTAGTATTAATAACATGGCTGGGTGGTGCGAGTGGATACAAGTAGATAACCAGCGAGTAATGTCTCGTTGTCAGATGTCAAGAGAGGCTACATTAGTCGAGAACAGGAACAGATTAATAGATGCAGGTCTTATAGAATTCCAAAGAGGTAAGAAAGGAAGTCCTAATAAATATAAAATTTGTACTTTCAAATCCGTAGGACAAAGCGTAGGAGAAACCGTAGTACAAACCGAAGTACAATCCGTAGGACAAAGCGTAGGAGAAACCGTAGCCATATATAAACATAAACAAAAACCAAATAATATAGCGCCTGCGCGCGCAAAAAAATTTGCAAATTACGAACAGCGTCCGCCTAAGGACCCTGAATTTTATAATGCCCTGCTAGAGAACAACAGGGAGTAGGAGGATATATGATTGCAGAGATAATAAGCTTTATAGCCGGAGCAGCATTAGCAAGTGTTATTGTCGGATTCTGTAAAGCTGGAAAGGACAACTAATGACACAGGAAACATTATTGCAGATAGGAAAACTTGGACTTGCAATAGAAGATGGCGCAAATAGGGTATTGGATATGTACAGAGTCAAGGAAGAACTTACAGGGGAAGACTTATTCAAGGGGGAGCCAAGCGAAGACAGAAGCCATTACGCAGGGTATACAAAGCTGTACAAGCTCCCTGGTATGAAAGATATAGCAGATGATGCGGCTGAATACATTAAGAACCGCTTAAGTGAGGTAATTGAAGAACATTGTAAGTCTTTAGAAGTCTGTATTTCTGCATTAAGCGATGCAGTAACAGTAAAAGAGGACAAGCCAGACAGAAAGGCGAAGTCTCCCAGTAAAGAAGCGCAATGATGCTTTTGGGTTTTATTGTGCACAATGTGGTAAATATGTATCCACAATAACGGTAAGCAGAGAGACATGGGGCTACAAAAGAAATTGTAAATATTACTGCTCATATAAATGCATGAGGGCAGCAGAGAAATAAAAGTATCAGAAAGGAGCCTGGAACTCTGGCCAGAGTGATTCGTACGATGTTCCTTTCAGAAATGACATACAAAGAGTTTTTAGAAAGCAAGATAGAACTTGCACAGGATAGCGGATTTGAAGTAAATCCGGCAGATATTAACAAAGCATTAAAGCCACATCAGAGGGATGCCGTAATATGGGCACTTAAAGGTGGAAGAAGAGCTTTGTTTGAAAGTTTTGGTTTAGGTAAAACCATACAGGAGATAGAATTCTGTAAACAGGTAATAGATCACGAGGGCGGAAGGGCTTTGATTGTTCTTCCACTTGGAGTAAAACAGGAATTTACACAGGACGCTGTGAATGTTCTTGGATATGATGCACCTGTTTATTGCAGAAGTATGGAAGAAGTAGAATCCTGTGACAGCAGTATTGTTCTTACCAACTATGAAAGAGTAAGAGACGGTGATATAAGACCAGATTATTTTGTTGCGACATCGTTAGATGAAGCAAGTGTTTTAAGGTCTTTTGGAAGTAAGACATACCAGACATTTCTTGATAAGTTCAAGAATGTTCCTTACAAGCTTGTAGCCACAGCAACGCCGAGTCCAAACAAATATAAGGAGCTCATACATTATGCCGGCTATCTTGAGGTAATGGATACAGGGCAGGCACTTACAAGATTCTTTCAGAGAGACAGCACTAAGGCAAACAATCTTACATTGTACCCGAATATGGAAGATGAATTCTGGCTGTGGGTTTCATCATGGGCGTTGTTCATAACGAAACCTTCAGATGTAAATCCGGAATATTCCGATGAGGGATATGTATTACCTCCGCTTGATGTAAGGTGGCATGAGATACCAATACATTACGGGGATACATCTGATAAAACAGGACAAATGCAGTTATTTACGGAAGCGGCAGCAGGCTTGAAGGAAGCTGCAGAAGTAAAAAGAAACAGTATTGACCAGCGTGTTGAAAAAATGAAAGAGATTGTAGAGAGTTCGCCTGAGGAGCATTTCCTTTTGTGGCATGACTTAGAGTCTGAAAGAAAGGCAATTCTTAAGGCAATACCCGAAGTTGTAGATATATATGGCTCACAGGATTATGACATAAGGGAAAAGCGGGTTATTGATTTTGCGCAGGGAAGAATCAAGCTGTTTGCAACAAAGAAATCAATATCGGGCTCAGGCTGTAACTTTCAGCGTTACTGCCACAGGGAGATATTCTTGGGGATTGATTATGAGTTTAACGATTTTATTCAGGCAGTACATAGATGTTACAGGTTCTTACAGACAGATACAGTTGTTATAGACATTATATACATGGAGAACGAAAGACAGATAAAAGAAGCATTGCTTGAGAAATGGAAGAATCATAATCACATGGTTAAAAAAATGACGGATATTGTAAAGAAATATGGTTTAAGTCCGGCATCTAAAATAAAGCGGTTAGAGAGAAAGATGGGAGTTGAGACAGTGAAAGTACAGGGAAAGCATTATACAGCGGTAAATGATGATTGTGTTGAAGAGTGCAGAAGAATTGAGAGTAATTCTGTAGGACTTATACACACATCCATTCCATTCGGAAATCATTATGAGTATAGCGCCAATTACAACGACTTCGGACACAATGAGAATACAGAAAAGTTCTTTGAGCAGATGGACTTCCTTACACCGGAGCTTTTAAGGATTCTTGAACCTGGCAGGGTAGCAGCCATCCATGTAAAAGACAGGGTATTATTTGGAAATGCTACAGGAACTGGAATGCCTACAATAGAGCCGTTTCATGCACAGTGTATAGAACACTACATGAAACACGGATTTCAGTATTTTGGAATGATAACAGTTGTTACAGATGTGGTCAGGGAGAATAACCAGACATACCGCCTGGGATGGTCTGAACAGTGTAAAGACGGTTCAAAGATGGGCGTAGGCTGTCCTGAATACATACTTCTGTTTAGAAAGCTTCCAACGGATAAGTCTAATGCATATGCGGATGATCCTGTAAAGAAAACCAAGGAAGATTATACAAGGGCACAATGGCAGATAGACGCTCACGGATACTGGAGAAGTTCAGGCGACAGGCTTATAAGCAAAGATGAGCTTAAGGAATTTAGTGTTGATGATTTACAGAGAGTTTATAGGGAATACAGCCGTTCCAATGTATACAGCTATGAAGAACATGTGAAGCTTGCGGAAGAGTTAGATAAAAATGATAAGCTCCCAGCCACATTTATGGTTGTCGCTCCCGGTTCATGGAATAACCTTGACGTATGGGATGATATAAACAGAATGAGAACACTTAATACAACACAGAGCAGACGCAGGCAGCAGATGCATGTATGCCCACTACAGCTTGATATTGTTGAAAGAATCATTAACAGATACAGTAATGAAGGTGATATGGTTCTTGACCCGTTTGGAGGCTTAATGACAGTTCCAATGACGGCAGTAAAGATGAAAAGATATGGCTATGGAATAGAACTGAGCTGTGACTATTTCAGAGATGGTGTTGGATATCTTCAGGAAGCAGAGAATGAGATAGAAACACCTACGCTGTTTGACTTTATGGAGGCTTAATATGATAAACGGGGAATTAATAGTTGATAATTTCGCTGGTGGGGGCGGTGCCTCCACCGGAATAGAAGAAGCTACCGGCTTTAGTGTGGATATAGCAATTAACCATGATCCTAAGGCTATTGCAATGCATAAAGCAAACCATCCGAATACAAAGCATTATTGCGAAGATGTATGGCAGGTAGACCCAGTGCAGGCATGTAATGGGCATCCTGTGGGGCTTGCCTGGTTTTCTCCGGACTGTAAACATTTCAGCAAGGCAAAAGGCGGCAAGCCAAAGGATAAGAATATAAGAGGTCTTGCATGGGTAGCATGCAGGTGGGCTGGACTGGTAAGACCTAGAGTAATCATGTTGGAGAATGTGGAAGAATTCAAAACATGGGGACCATTGAACAGGGGGCATCATCCAATCAAAACAAAGCAGGGCAAGACATTTAATAAATTTGTAAACCAGCTGCAGGATTTAGGATATGAAGTACAGTTCAGGGAGCTTGTGGCAGCAGATTACGGAGCACCAACCATGAGAAAGAGATTCTTTATGGTTGCAAGATGTGACAAGAGACCTATTATATGGCCAGAGCCTACACATGCACCAGCAGACAACGAAGCTGTGAAAAAGGGAATGCTAAAACCTTATGTTGGAGCATATACACAGATAGATTTTAGCAGACCATGCCCCAGCATATTTGATACATCTGAACAGATAAAGGAGAAATATGGAATAAAAGCGGTAAGACCATTAGCACCCAAGACAATGGAAAGAATCGCAAGAGGCTTAAAGAAATTTGTTTTGGATAATCCAGAACCTTTTATTGTTCAGTGTAATCATGGTGGAGACAGAAGACCGCTGGATACTAAAAAACCATTGCCAACAATTACAAGTAAACATGGATATGGGATTGTAGAACCATACATGGTTCAGATTGGACAGACTGGTTTTACAAAAGACCGGAGCAAGAATATTCAGGAGCCGCTATCTACGATAGTAAGTAAAAACGAGCATTGTTTAATATGTCCTACACTTATCCAGTATCACTCGGAGACTGTTCATGGAGAGGTAAGAGGTCAGACAATAGATAATCCAGTTATGACCATAGATGGTTCTAACAGATATGGACTGGTTTTATCGAACCTTATTCAGATGAATAACCATTGTGACGGAAGAGATATAAAGAAGCCTCTTCCAACTATAACAGCAGGTGATGGACATTTCGGAGAAGTAAGGGCATTTCTTGTTAAGTATTATGGTGATGCTACAGGACAGGATATTAAACAACCTCTCGATACAATTACCACAAAAGACCGGTTTGGTCTTGTAACCATAGAAGGTACAGACTACCAGATTGTTGATATAGGATTAAGAATGTTAGAGCCTAGGGAATTGTATGGGTGTCAGGGATTCCCAAGCGACTACATAATTGACCATGATTACACAGGTAAGACATATCCAAGAGCGGAGCAGGTTAAGAGATGTGGCAATTCTGTTAGTCCAATGGTACCTAATGCACTGGTAAGGGCTAATCTTAAAGAATTATGCATAGCGCAGAGAATGCCTAACTGCAGTATAAACGAGGAAAAGACAGGGCAATTAAGATTTGCCTAAGGTATTGTTCTTTGACAATTGAATAATGACGGCATTGTGCTATTATTATAGCATGAAGGAGGATATCATATGAAAAATAAGGATGACATTATCATATTATGTGATGAACTTGAAAATTGTAAAAAGAAATCAATATGCCATTTTAACGAAATAGTATGTGCTAAAGGAGCATTAAGAAAATATATAAATGAAGATAAAGATAAAATCTTAAAACTTAAAGTACAGCTAGATTTACATAAAAATTTTAATCAAAATACATTATCGTTATTAGCTTTTTGTGTTTCTGTTTTTTCATTAATGATTTCAACTATGGTAAGTGCATATAATATAAGTGTTTCAATGAAAGCTGAAAATTTAAATGAACAAGGTGGATTAACTATTATAACGATTGTTTTGTTGTTTTTAATTATAATAGTTATGATTGAGATTGCATTTAAATATTATAGTTTGAATTATACAAGAGAGAAATGGATGCGATATATAGAATATGCACTACAGGATATTGAAAAAGAATATTAAGCAGTTGAAAGATGCCAGCCGTCATTATTTGATGGTTGGTATTTTTTATTCAAAAAGGAAAATGAGAGGTGAAAGGGTGAGCAGAAGACGACATAAACACTTATGTGAATATATCTGTTGTGAGCAGTGTTCTAACAGCGTGGCAGCAGACGGAACATATACATGCAATAGAAAGACGATAATAGAGAATTATATGCCAACAGAAGAATACTTCTGGTGCGATGGAGAGATGTTTATTAGGAGGGAGTATGAAAAATGAAATTAATAATAGAAATGCCAGAGGAATTTGAAATACATTTTATGCAGGATAAATTTGAAGATTTCTTTATAAGAATCATTGGGGATATGAGTAGAAATGTTCCTAGTTTATGTGGAGTTGACGAGAAGGAGATTGCTGAAATGTTTAAAACAGCATTTTTAAATAGTAAAGTAGTCAATAATGATGTCAATGAAGCTGCAGATTATCTTGAAAAAGGAAAGGAAAGAAATAAGGCTATAGAGGATTCGAAAAGGGCTGTAGCAAAGGCGATATGTATAGGGTGCGGATATCTCAAAGAGACAGAATGTACATATATTGGCCAGAATTGTAGAACTAGTAAACCAATGTTAGAAGTAGCCATGAAAGCATTAGATAAATTAAAGGCAGGTGATTCATAATGCTAATATTGACAATCAAGAAAAAGTGGTTCGACATGATTCTTTCTGGAGAGAAGAAAGAAGAGTATCGAGAAATAAAAGAATATTACGAAACAAGATTCCAGAATCTGTTCGGAGCAATAACTATATATCCATCAAGTATTTTCTCACATAGAAGCAAATATGAACTGTTGCAGGGCGAGGCAGTACCAGAGGAGATAAGGAAAGACAGTGTTCAGGAGATTATTTTCCGTAATGGATATAGCAAGGATTCTAAAGCAATAAAAGCAAGATGTAGATTAAGGATTGGGGAAGGGAAATCAGAGTGGGGAGCTGAACCAGATAAGCAATATTATATTTTGGAAATCTTGGATGAGGAAAAACTGGTAGCAGATGAGAAGAAGGTAGGTGATGAACAACTTGAAAAATAACAATATAAAAGACCTTCTTAAGCAGTACAATGATCTGGTTAAGGAGAAACAGGAAATACAGGCCGCGATTGATAAGATACAAAGAGAACTGGATAAAATGGAAGCAGAAGGATATACGGAAAAGGATAGTGTTACAGGCGGAGATGGAGGTAAGCAGCATTTTGTTGTAGAAGGCTTCCCTTATCCGGCATATTCACGGAAGAGAACACTTCTTTTAGTGCGACAGCGGCAGCAGATAGATGTTAAAGAGAAAATAGACACTCAAATTAACCTCATAGAAAAGTGTGTAAATGAAATTGACAATAGCAGAATGCGACGGCTTATAACATTAAGATACATAGAAGGTTTATCTTGGGTGCAGGTAGCAAGAAAGATGGGAAAACATCACACAGCAGATGGCTGCAGAATGGCAGTAGAAAGATTTTTAGCAAAAATTTAAAGTTTGTTCGCTCTGTTCGTTTTGTCTGTGTTAATATCTAAACTGGACATGATGGACAGCATGATTTCTCCATTATTAAATATTAATACCCCCGGTAAGACACTGGCTTAAGGCTGGTGTCTTTTTTGTATGCCAAGAAAGGAGCTGATTGTGTGAGATTAACAGATAAACAACGGAAATTCTGTGATGAATACCTTATAGACCTTAATGCCACACAAGCGGCTATTAGGGCGGGGTACACAGAAAAGTATGCAAATACAAACGCATCAAAATTACTACAAAATACTACAATTTCACAGTACATAGGAGAAAGACAAAAAGAACTATCGCGCAAGACGGAAATTACTCAGGAGCGAGTGATCAGGGAACTTGCCTTGATAGCTTTTTCTAATACAGCAGATTATGCACATGTAGTCGAGAAGAAGATGAAAGCAGAAGTAGGCGGAATGCTTGTGGATATACTGGATGAAGATGGCAAACCTGCTACATACAGGACTGTAGAGCCAGTATTGACAGAAGAACTTACAGAAGAACAAAAGCGTGCATTAGCTGTTATTAAGAAAGGGCGAGATGGATTAGAGGTCAAGCCGTGTGATAAGGTGAGGGCATTGGAGCTTCTTGGCAAACATCTTGGAATGTTCACGGATAAGATAGAAGCAAATATAAACGATTCTGTAAAGGATGAGCTTGCAGAGCTTCTTGCTCAGCGTAAGGCAAGCAAGGGGTGAGCCTGATGCTTCTAAGTGATAAGTATTGGGATTACATAGATACACCGGCAAGAGCAGAATTCCTTGAAGGTTCTACTGCATCAGGTAAGACAACAACGGTTGCTGTGAAGTTTATCATGAATGTAGCAGAATCAGATATGAAGCTGCATGTTATAGCCGGTAATACAACAGGTGTTATTGAAAAGAATATAATCAATGCAGATATGGGATTACTTCAGATATTCCCTAATTTGGAATACTGTGGAAACGGTGATAAAGAGAATAAACTTCCACATATTAAATTCAAAACTGGCAGCAGTACAAAGATAATATATATTCTTGGTTACGATAATGCCAGCAAGTGGAAGAATGCCTTGGGTTCACAGTTTGGATGTGTGTGGGTAGATGAGTGCAATACAGCTAACATAGACTTCATACGAGAGATATTCGGACGTTCTGAATACTTTGTAGGTACACTTAATCCGGATGCGCCTACGCTGCCAATATATTCAGAGTACATCAATCACGCAAGACCGATTGATAAGTACAAGGCGGATGTGCCAGAAGAGATATGGAAGGACCTTAACGGTTGTGAGCCTATTAAAGACTGGGTGTATTGGTTCTTCACATTTGAAGACAACATATCCATGACACCAGAGAAGATAGAACAGAAGAAAATGAGCTATCCTCCTGGTACTAAGATATATAAAAACAAGATATTAGGGTTGAGAGGCAAGGCTACAGGTCTTGTCTTTTCTAATTTCTGCAAAAGACATGTTATTACTAAAGAACAGGCAAAGGTATTTATTAAGCAAGAATATGACGATAAGCAGACAGAATGGTTTGTAATATATACAAGCGGTCTTGATACGGCATATTCAACGAAGAGTCCTGATACTATTGCTATGTCCTTTATGGGAATAACCAACAAAGGCAAGCTGATAGTACTGGATGAAAAGGTATATAACAATGCGGCTCTTGATATACCAATAGCTCCAAGCGATACAGTTAAGAATTATATAGATTTCCTTGAAAGAAATCGTAAGGAATGGGGCGGCATGGCAAAGAACACCTTTATTGATAACGCTGATCAGGCGACAATAACAGAATTTGCCAAGTATAAGAGAGAACATCATGAATGCCTGTATATATTCAATAATGCGTATAAGAAAGTAACAATAATAGACAGAATAAACCTGCAGCTTGGCTGGATGTCCTTTAACGACGAAAAGGGCAAAGAGCCAAGCTATTATGTTGTAGATACATGCACGAACTACACCGGGGAACTGCAGGTATACAGTTGGCTGGAAGATAAAGACTGTGAGCCGGAAGATGGAAACGATCATATGGTAAACAGTACACAATATGGCTGGATACCATACAGGGACAAAGTTGGAGTAGAGAACGGATAGGAGAGTGAGAGAGGTGAGCATATTTAATACTATGGCTGATAAGATAAGAGATGGAATAAGGACATGGTTGCGTGTGCAGCCGGCACAGAGAGGAATAATTAATATACAGGAAATCTTCGACTTTGAAGGTAACGCCATTAAGAATCAGATATGGTACAGAGGTGTAAGTGAAGAGCTGTCACAGCTGTATGATCAGGTTGATGGGGACAAGACAAGATTCTGGGCTGCAAAATGCTCTCCTGGATTAGCGATAAGAAAGATACATGTAGGATTACCTGCAATGATGGTTGATATGCTTGCAAGTATTGTTGTTGCAGATATGAACGAGGTAGATGTTGGCAGTAGGCAGTCAGACTGGGATAAGATAGCGGAAGAAAATGACTTTACAGAGCTTATAAAGCAAGCAATATCAGATACACTTATTGTTGGAGATGGAGCATTTAAGCTATCCATAGACACGAATCTCAGTCAGTATCCAATCATAGAGTTTTATCCTGGCGACAGGGTAGAGATAATAAGAGAACGCGGCAGAGTGAAAGAGGTTGTGTTTAAGACAGTATATACAGTTAAGAATCAAGAGTACATTCTGCTTGAAACATATGGCAAAGGCTATATAACATATATGCTCACAAGAGATAATAAAGAATGTGATATCAGCACTGTGCCGGAGCTTGCAGGTTTAAGACCTGTAACATGGGAAGATAAAAGTTTTATGATGGCCATACCGCTCATGTTCTATAAATCAGCGAAATTTAAAGGCAGAGGCAAGAGCATATATGACAGCAAGATAGATGAATTTGACGCGCTGGATGAAGCATGGAGCCAGTGGATGGACGCTTTAAGACATAACCGTACAAAGGAATATATACCAGAGAATTTACTTCCTAGAAATCCTAGTAATGGAGAGGTTATGCTGCCAAATTCATTTGACAACGCTTATATACAGTATTCGTCTCCTATGGCAGAAGGTGCAAGTTATAAGATAGAGAGGGAACAAAGTGAAATACCACATGAAGGATACCTTGCTACATATATTACGGCTTTGGACCTTTGTTTGCAGGGAATCATGAGCCCATCTACATTAGGTATAGATGTAAAGAAACTTGATAATGCAGAGGCTACAAGAGAAAAAGAAAAGGCTACATTGTACACAAGAAACAATATTGTAAATCAGCTCCAGAAGGTTCTTCCAAAGCTTGTAAAAATGACATTGCAGGCGATAGATACACTTAATAATGCAACAACACAGGAAATTGATGTTGATGTAACATTCGGTGAATACGCGAACCCTAGCTTTGAGAGCCAAGTTGAGACAGTAAGCAAAGCTAAGCAGGGTGGCATCATGAGTGTGGAAGCGTCCGTTGATGAGCTGTATGGAGACACTAAGGATGATGACTGGAAACAGGAAGAGGTTGCAAGGCTTAAGGCTGAACAGGGAATATCAGATATGGAAGAGCCGGCACTTAATACGGAATTAGATGGATTTGAAGTGGAAAGCTTTTAGAGGTAGCCTATGTTAAATACAGACTATGATATAGAGAAAGCCTTTAAAGCCATAGAAGATGAGCTGATTGCTTCTATGATGCGCAATCTTGCGAGCCACAGAGCAGAAGAGACAGATATGGGGTTTAACTGGTCACAGTGGCAGGTAGAACAGCTTAAGGCTCTGGAAAAGTATAAGGCACAGAATAAAAAGAAGTTCACGAAGTCGTTCAGTAACATAAATGATTCTATTGACGCAATGATATTTGCAGCCAGACAGGAAGGCGGTACAGAACAGGAACAGAAGATATTAAGGGCCTTAAAGAAGGGCTTGAAAGCATCTAAGGTGTCACAGGGCGCTGAAGGTGCTTTTTTTAAGCTTAATACAAGAAAACTGGAAGCTCTGATAAAAGCCACAAAGAATGATTTTGGTACAGCAGAGAAGGCAATGCTCAGGATGTCCGAAGACAAATACAGACAGATAATATTTAATGCACAGGTATATGCAAATACAGGCGCAGGAACATATGAGAAGGCTGTAGATATGGCTACAAAGGATTTTCTTAAGGCAGGCATTAACTGCATAGAATATGCGAATGGTGCAAGGCATACAGCGAAGGATTATGCTAAGATGGCAATTCAGACAGCCAGCAAGCGTGCCTATCTGACCGGAGAAGGCGAAATGAGACAATCATGGGGAATTAGTACAGTTATTATGAATAAGCGTGCTAATGCCTGTCCTAAATGCCTTCCGTTTGTTGGTAAAGTGCTTATAGATGATGTGTGGAGCGGAGGTAAGGCATCTGATGGTCCTTATCCACTTATGTCTTCTGCTATGGCAGCAGGGCTTTACCACCCAAATTGTAAAGATGTACATACAACATACTTCCCAGAGTTGGATGATGAGCCTGATAGCAAGTTTTCCAAGAAAGAGCTTGAGCAGGTCAAGGAAGATTACAAGCAGGACCAGAAACAGCAATATGCAGGCAGAATGGTTGAACAGTTTGACAGGCTGTCAAAATATTCGTTAGATTCGGATAATAAGAAAATGTATGAGGTAAGGAAGGAACAGTGGGAGAATGTTTCAAAAGAATATGAGAGGGGATATATAGATAATAATTCTCAGAGAATAGGAACGAATAAAATAGACCTAGACTATATTAATTCCAAAGATTATGCGGATAAATATATGAAGATTAGCAAAGATATGGAATTAAATAATGTAATATATAGTAAATCAATGGATATATTGAGAAGTAATAACAGTAGTGATACTGAGGGATTATGTGTGATAAGCGTTTCTAATAGACAGGTGTTGCTTAATGTAAGGGGAAAGCCTGATGCAATAGGTGTTGAACTAAATAAGAAGCAAATGTCTATAATAAATAAGCACAAAAATGATATAATAGGAATACATAATCATCCAACAAATTTATTACCTAATGGAAGTGATTTTGTTGCTGCTGGGGCAAGAGGATATCAATATGGAATAGTAGTAACACATGATGGAAGAATATATAAATATTCCGTAGGAGATAAACCATTTTTACCTTATTTGTTAGATAACAGGATTGACAAGTATTGTTCAAAAGAATACAATTTAAATATTAAAGAAGCTTACGAAAAAGCACTTAATGAGTTTAGAAAGGAGTATGGTATATCATGGCAGGAAATAGAATAAGATGTTATTTGGATGTTGTGATACATCATCCGGATTGGACAATAGAAGATTTTGAAAAAGAAGAAGAAAGGCTTAAAGAAGAAAGTGATAAACTTACGGATTGGCCAGAAATAAAATAATCAGTTTTGTAGCCACCAGTCGCAAGATTGGTGGTATTTTTATACCCAATTTTAAGAAAGTGAGGATTTAGAAATGAAGGATTATATTGGAGTAAAAGTGGTGGCAGCAGAGCCAATGAGCAGAGGAGAATACAATGCATACAGAGGATGGAAGATACCAAGTGACGAGAATCCAGAAGATGAAGGCTATCATATAAGATATCCTGATGGATATGAAAGCTGGTGCCCTAAAAAACAATTTAATGAAGCGTATAGAAAATGTGACAATATGACATTTGGAATTGCTATTGAGGCCATGAAAAAAGGTAATAAGGTAGCAAGAAGAGGTTGGAACGGAAAAGGAATGTTTGTTGTATATCAGAAAGCATATCCGAATGGAATCCCCTGCAATAAGCAAACAGCGGAAGCATGGGGGTTAAACGAAGGCGATTTGTTTATATGTAACCCATATTTTCAGATAAAAAATGTGGATGGTTCACATTCAATGTGGGTTCCAAGTATTAACGATTGTCTCGCTGAAGATTGGATTATAGTAGAATAGTCCAAAGTTGCACCAGTGCAACACAATTTAATATTAGTTATTAAGCACACATGGCAAATAAGCTGTGTGTGCCTATTTTTTTTATGCCCAAAACTTAATGGCACTAAACTTTAGGGAAATGGGAAATGCCGACGGGCGGTAAACGGAAGAAAGGAGATAGAGTGATGAGAAAGACATTACCTATGAATTTACAGTTCTTCGCAGAGGGCGGAGATGGTAACGGCGACCAGAACGCTGGAAGTAACAATAATGGACAGGCAGGACAGCAGAGTGGTCAGAATAATCAGCAGACAGCTGGTGTTGATTATGACAAGATACAGGCAATGCTGGATAATGCAACGGCCAAGAAAGAGAATGCTGTGCTTAAAAGCTATTTTCAGCAGCAGGGATTATCAGAAGATGAGATAAGTCAGGCTATTGCAACATTTAAGCAGAATAAGCAGCAGCAGACAGAACAGCAGCAGAACGCTAATGCTAATCTTCAGAATGAAGTGGCAGCTGCACAGAAGGTTGCTGAACAGGCTCAGATTGAGCTTGCAGCTACAAAGGTAGCAATGACACTTGGTATAGAAGCTAAGACACTTCCCTATGTGCTTAAGATGGCTGATTTCAGCAAGGTAAAGGGTGTTGATGGAAAGGTGTCTGAAGATAATATCAAAGCTTCACTTGAGCAGGTACTTAAAGATGTACCAGCACTTAAGCCAAGTATGGAGAACAATGCTGGCTTCCAGATTGGTGCTCCTGGTAACAATGGAAATGGCAATCCGGGTAATGATGATGCAATAAGAAAGTTATTCGGATTAAAGCCAAAGCAGTAAAGAAAGGAATAGGATTATATGAATAATATCGAATTATCTACAATATACCTTCCAATACTTGATGAGGTGTATAAGGAAGGTTCAAAGACCTCAGTATTAGATGGTGATGAAACAACAGTAAGAAAAGGCAATAACGGTGAAATCAAGATTGCGAAGCTTGATATGGATGCACTTGGTGATTTTGATAGAAAGTCAGGTTACACAAAGGGTTCAACTTCACTTACATGGGAAACAGTTAAGTACGATAAGGAACGTTCACAGGATTTAAGAATCGACCGTCTTGATAATGATGAAACACTTGCACAGCCATTTGCCAAGTTATCAAGTGAATTCTTAAGAACAAAGGTTATTCCGGAAACAGATGCCGCACGTATTGCTAAAATCTGTGGAACTAAGGATATAACAGTAAAGGAAGAGAATATTGAAACAGGAGCTGAATTAATAACAGCGTTAAGAGCTTGTGCTAATAAGATGGATGAGGATGAAGTTCCTATGGAATCACGTATTTTATTCATCACACCTACATTAGCTTCTCTTGCGGACGATATGGATACAACTAAATCAAGAGAAGTACTTAAGAGATTTTCTCAGATCATACCAGTTCCACAGTCACGTATGTACACATCAATAACCCTTCATGATGGTAAGAATTCATATGGATATGAAAAGACTAAGGCAGCTTATACATTATCAAAGGATACATCACCACAGCCGGGTAAGACTTATTACACAAAAGAAAGTGAGGGCAATTACAAGGCTGTTAGTAGTCCAAGTGGAACACAGGTTGAAAATTACGAGATGACAACTAAGCCGGCTAAGAATGTTAATTTCTTATGTGTAGAGAAGTCTGCAGCTGTAACAGCTATGGATCAGTATATTAAGTACTTTAGTCCAGATCAGGACCAGGATGGCGATAGTCATGTATTCAAGTATCGTAATAATAACCTTTATGGCCATGTATATGAGAATAAGACCGCTGGGGTATATGTATCACATAAGGATAATTAAGGAGGAATCATTATGGCAGATACAGTAATTGGATTGACCTTTGAACCAAAGGTTATTAGGTCAAAGAAAACAGGTAAGGCAAAGGAAGATAAGCCAAAGGAAGAGAAAGTAACAGCAGATGAACCAAAGGAAGATAAGACAGAATAGGCGGTGGTCTTATGGTATATGCAAGTAAAGAGCAGTACCTTAGTGAACATAGACTTATCCCGGATGAGCAGATAGAACGAAGATTAAAACAGGCGAGTCGGCATATCGACTCGCTTACTTTTAATCGTATAACATCAAGAGGATTTAATAATCTGACAGAGTTCCAGCAGGGCATACTGATAGATGTGTGTTGTGAGATGGCTGATTTTGAATATGAGAATGAGGACATGATTAATTGTGTCTTACAGAATTATTCTCTAAATGGAGTATCTATGCAGTTTGGCAGCAGTTGGAATGTTCTTGTACAGAATGGAATTGCTGTAAAACGCGATACATACCAGATACTTTGTCAGACAGGTTTGTGTTGTTTAAGTCTGGGGGTGTGAGTATGAAGTACCCATGTTTAATATTAAAGAGCATGTGTAAGACAGAGATACACCTTGAGATAACGCAAGAAGGCAGGAATGTCTATGGAGAGCCTCTTGAGCCTGTTATATGGGATGGCTTATGTAACTATCAGGACAGCGGTAAGACAGAATTAACAGTAGAAAAGGTGCTTATAAAGCTTGAAGGATGTGCTTTGATACCAGGAGATATTGCACCGGATCTTCCTGTTATTACTAAAGGTGATATAACGGTGTTCGGTGTAACAAGGCATATATACAAGGGTACGAAGTGCCGTAATCCGGATGGTACGGTTAATTATGTAAGATTGGATGTGATGTAATGGCGAAGAATGTTAAGTCTACAGTTAAGCTTAATATGCCTATGGTAAGGAAGCTTACGGCAGCAGCACAGGTGTCATTAGTACAGACAGCAGAAGCAATACATACAGATGTCGTTCAGAGCCAGGTTATACCGAGGGATACAGGTGCATTACAGAATGAAAGCACATTTGTTGATTTATCTGATATAGGTCAGGGAAAAGCATATCTTGTGTCTAGTACACCATACGCCAGAAGGCTGTATTATCATCCAGAATACAATTTCCATCAGACACCGTGGACTGATGATAAAGGCAAGAAACATGAAGGAAATGCGAATGCTAAAGGCAGATGGCTTGATGACTACATGAAAGGTGGTAAGAAGCAGAATCTTGCACCTAAAGCATTTGGAAAGTTTTATAAAAAGAATGCGGGGTTGTGATGTTAGGATGTTAGGAATAGGTGATGTGAGAGACCTTATAGCAGGTCTTGGAATAGCGGCTGATGACCATGTATATTGTGGAAAGCTTGATGATAAGAAAGATAAGAGCATAGGTGTATACCATCTTAACAGGGGAGATAATGTTCAGATGGCTGTTGGGGGTATACAGAACAGCTCTTACGCTGTCAAATCCATAAGTATACTGATTCATTGGAATAAAAGTGTCAGGGAGACTGAAAAAGTCTCACAGGAGCTTTACGACAAGCTCAGAGATATGAAACATGTAAACATTAATGACACAAATATTCTGTTTACAGAAATGTTAGTATCAGCACCGATTGAAGCTGATACAGACGATAAAGGAATATTTGAAATGGTCATAGAACTTAAATTTTGTTATGAAAGGTAGGTAGAAGTATGTCACAGAATACAAAGATAGCTGGGTATAACGCGGAAGCTACACCATTAACAGGGGTTAATCCGGTACATAAAATTCAGTTTGGAGTATGTATAACTGGAAGAAAGGATTCGGACACGCCAGAAACAGTAGAAACTAAGATCGTAAAAGATGCAGAGAGCTTAAGTATATCTGTAGATGGAACCATTGAGGAATGGAATCCAATGGATCAGGCTGGCTGGGTAAGAAGGCTCATGACAGCTAAGTCACTTGGTATATCTTTCGGCGGTAAGCGTAACTATGGAGATGAAGGAAATGATTATGTAGCAAGTCGATTTATGAAGACAGGTCAGGATTGCAATACATGGGTGTCTATTATATTCCCTAATCTTGATCAGCTTCTTGTACCTTCAGTAATCGATGTAAAATCTCTTGGTGGAGATGCTACAAGTATTGATGCGCTTGAATGGGATGCAAATTCGGATGGAAAGCCAACATATATAGCATATGTAGCAGCTTAAAGAAAGAGAGGATATGAAAAATGGCAAAGACAGATTTTAAAGTAATAGATATATCTATGAAGATTACGAATCAGTTACCTATGATTCGTATTACAGAAGATTTGGTTGTTACTGTTAATAACAGGAAGAGCACAATTCTTAATATACAGGCTATGGCACAGGAAGCAGAAAACAAGGAAAACAAGGATGATATGGCATTTATGATTAAAGGCCTTGAAATGCTTGTAGGAAAAGATGCTTCAGATAAGATTGAGGCATTAGATCTTCCTATTCCTGAATATAAGGAAATGTATAATACAATCATGCAGGTTGCTATGGGAACGTACGGCGAGGAGCAGACACCCTCAGCATAATGAGGTATATTATGATATATGGGATGATTGGGAGCTGATAGAAGCCAGCTTCCTGTCCCAGTATGGCATACGATTGCGAACAGAAGATGATATGTCATGGGCTGAATTCTGTTCTTTATTGTCAGGAATAATGCCTGAAACACCACTTGGGAGAATTGTAGGAATCAGAGCAGAAAAAGATCCTAAGGTTATAAAGGAATTCACTAAAGAACAGAAGAAAATCCGCAATGATTGGATATTAAGAAGAAATAGAAAATTAATGGAAGATTCTGCAAATTACAATAAGTATTGGAGTGACTTCCAAAATTGGGCTAAGACCGCTTTCTCTAAGTAGAAAGTGGTCTTTTTAAATGCCGGAAAGGAGGGAGTATGTCGGATGTAGTAGGACAGATAGCTCTGGAACTTGGCATAGACAGTTCACAGATAGTTAATCAACTCACAGGAGCTTCCAATAAGGCAGCAAAGCAGGCAACATCCATCTTTTCTGGTATGGGAAAGAAAATAGCTGCTGGATTAAGTATAGCAGCTTTTACTAAGTTTACGAAAGACTGCTTAGAAGTTGGTTCTAATGTTACAGAAGTACAGAATGTTGTAGATACGGCATTTAAGGACTTAAGTGGACAGGCAGACCAGTGGGCTTCTAACGCCATGACCAACTTCGGCTTATCGAAATTATCGGCTAAGAAGTACATGGGTGTATTTGGTCAGATGAGTAATGCTATGGGCATTACAGGACAGGCTGCACTTGATATGGCAGAAGATGTTACTGGATTAACAGGTGATGTTGCATCATTTTACAATCGTGGTACAGATGAAGTGTATACAAAGCTGAAATCCATCTGGACTGGTGAAACAGAGACACTTAAGGACCTGGGCGTTGTAATGACACAGACGAACTTAGACCAGTATGCACTTAATAACGGCTTTGGTAAAACTACAGCCAAGATGACAGAGCAGGAAAAAGTAATGCTCCGTTATCAGTACGTAACAAGTGCACTGTCCAATGCCACAGGTGACTTTGTTAAGACACAGGATTCCTGGGCGAATCAGACAAGAATATTATCACTCAGATTCGAACAGTTAAAGGCTTCTCTTGGTAAAGGCTTCATAGCATTGTTTACACCTATTCTGCGTGGCTTTAACAACTTGCTGGCAGGATTACAGAAGGTTGCGGATGGCTTTGCCAGCTTTGTGCAAATGCTCACAGGAGCAGATGTATCAACCTCTATGGGTTCGATAAGTTCGGATATAGCTGGTATAGGAGATGATGCATCCAGCGCAGCGGATAATGTAGGTGATATAGGAAGTGCAGCCAAGAAGACTGCTAAAGATATAGAAAAGTCGCTTGCAGGCTTTGACCAGATAAATAAGCTGACAGAGCCAACAGATGATAGTTCTGATTCAAGCGGTAGTACAGGTGGAACATCTTCAGGAATCGGAAGTGTTGACCTTGTACCAGATGTGAGTGGAAGTACATCTAATGCAACATCTGCAATTAGTGATTTTGTAAATAAGGCAAAGAAAGAATTAGATAAACTCCGCAAATGGAGTGCATCGGCATTTTCTCCATCTATGTCAAGAATATGGGATGGACTTACAAAAAATACAGATACAGCCAAGAAAAACTTAACAAGTGCGTTTAATGATATAAGAGCATTAGGACCGCCGTTGTTAAATTATTTTAATGGTCCATTTACAAATTATCTTGTAACATGGGTCGATACTAATGGCAGTATATTAAATGGATTATTTGATAGCTTTAATACAGTCTTTTCGGATGTATGGAAAGCAGCATATCCTATACTTGCAAATTTTGTTTCTGTTGGATTACCAATGCTGACGGATTTTGCATCCCAGACGCTATCTTTAAATGGAACAATATTTGATACATTTAAAGCATCTTGGAATTCTTTATGGAGCGAAGGTGTAAGTCCAGCCATTGAATCTATATCAAATGTATGGATTGGCTTGGTTAATACAATGGCAGGGGCATGGAACGAATGGGGAGAGCCGATATTTACTGGAATAAAAGCGGCTGTTAAGACTACCGGAGATGTATTCTTAGATATTTGGAATAATATGCTTCAGCCAGTCTGGGAGAATGCTTTAGATGTAATTGATAGAGTATGGAGTGAACATTTACAGCCACTGCTGGCCAATTTCTTGGATTTTGTTGGTGAGATAGTTACATGTGCTACGACAATATATAACAACTTTATTGCCCCTGTAGTTGGATTTTTATCTGAACTATTAGGACCAATATTTATAGCTATATTTGATTCTATAGGGAATAAGGTTGGAGTTGTCGTTGGAACCATAGCTGATTTAATGAACGATACAATTACTGTATTTAAAGGAGTTATACAGTTTATTAAGGGTGTTTTCTCTGGTGACTGGGAAGGCGCTTGGAATGGTATAGTTACGGCTTTTGATGGCATATTTAGCGGAATTGCTGATATTGCAAAAGGTCCTATTAATATGGTGATTGGCTTAATTAATGGATTACTTTCAGGAATGCAGAGAGGAATTAATGCTGTTGTAAAAGGTGTAAATAAACTAAGCTTTAAAGTTCCAAACTGGGTGCCAGGCATAGGTGGCGAAGATTTTGGATTCCATTTACCGGAAGCCGACTTCTCCAAGATTCCATACCTTGCACAAGGTGGATATGTTAAGCCAAACACCCCCCAGCTTGCCATGATTGGCGATAACAGACATCAGGGCGAAGTTGTAGCACCAGAAGATAAGCTTCTTGATATGGCACAGAAGGCAGCAGCTATGGCATCCAGTGCAGAGTTATTGGCAGAGGCTATAAGTATTCTTAAGCAGATACTTAAGATACTTGAAACACTGGACCTTGATATACAACTAGATGGAAAGAGCCTTAAAAAATATGTAGTTGATAAGATTAACGAGCATACAAAGCAGACAGGAAAATGTGAGATTATAACTTAACAAGGATGTGATGAATTGATACTAAGATGTGACAATCAGGAGCTTCCGGCTCCTGTGTCCATCAAGGTGGATGATGAGATTATATGGTCTTCTTCTACAGGACGAGCACTTGACGGAACAATGTTGGGTGATGTTGTCGCTGAAAAGAAGACCTTATCTATTAATTGGGGAATATTGAAGGAAGATGAGATGGCACTTATTAAGAACAAACTCATCGCCGGATTCTTTCCAATAACATTCCATGACGATGGACAGGATATAACAATAACAAGCTATAGAGGTACATTGAGTAAAGAGGTGCTGGGTGATATAGGGGACGGTAACTATTACTACAGAAGTGCCAGTGTATCTATAATACAGCAGTAAGGAGCAGAACATGAAAAAAACAATGACTATTAAACAGATTGATAATAGTGCAACAATGCTTAAGAATTTACAGGGTTTAAGAAAGCATTGGCCTGTAAAAGTAAACTATGCGATTGCAAAGAACCTTAAGACATTGTTAGGAGAAGTAGATATTTTTGTTACACAGAGAACTGAAGTAATACAGAACAATGTGCTTAAAGATGAAAATGGGAATGCTGTCATGGATGGAGATTCTTACCAGTTCCCAGAAGGTAAAGAGCAGGAAGTTGTAAAAGAGATTGATGAGATGTACAACATGGAAACGGATGTTGATGTACATATGATTAAGATGGATGACATATCTGTATGTGATTCTGACAGCAGGTACGATGGAACTACATTAGAGGATATTGCGGCCATTGAATTTATGATCGAGGATTAAGCTTATGTATAATAATGTATCAGAGCAATTTGCAACAACAATTAGATCACCATCGCGAACATTTAACTTACGATTAAAGATAAATGGTAAGTGGATTGACGCTGGCTTTAAAAAGATGAGCTATGAGACCGCTTCCACATCTGATGAGGGTATACAGATAGGTTCGGCTGTTGCAGCTAAGATAGAACTGACAGTAAAAAGAATAAATGAGTTGTTTGAAAACACAGAGATTCCTATAGAGATAGGATTGAAACTGCCAAGCGGAAAGTATGAGTATATTCCACTTGGCTTTTTTACTGCAGAACATCCAACGCTTGACCAGGCAACCACAACATTTACGGCTTACGACAGAATGATGAAGACCACAGGTGTATATGTATCTGAATTGACATATCCTGCAAGTGCAGAATCTGTTTTAAAAGAGATAAGTACTGGATGTGGCGTTCCCTGTAATGTATCTGGCTTGAATGGAATAACTATTGATACTGCACCGGTAGGATATACCTATCGTGAGGTTATCGGATATATCGCTTCTTTAGCTGGAGGTTTTGCTTGCGTAGACAGAACTGGAACAATTGTTATTAAGTGGTATGAGGATAATGGCTATACGATAAATGAATCACGAATAATGACATTTGAAAAGAATGAGAGTGATTACCATTTAGATTATCTTACATGTAATGTTGACAGTAATACTTCTTTTACAGTAGGAAGTGGAACTTTGGGAATAACATTTGATAATCCACTTACAACAGAAGAAAAGCTTAACTCTGTATACAAGAAAGTAAGAGGATTTGCGTATAGAGGCGCAAGCTTAAAGACGCTAGGAGATATTCGACTGGATCCATGGGATATTGTAACTGTTGAAGAATTAGGTAAGACTTATAAGGTTCCGGTTATGAATATAACTCAGGAATATGATGGAGGTCTTGCCATGACTATTACAGCTTATGGCAAAACAGAAACTGAAACAGAGACAGATTATAAAGGACCATCTACTAAGCTTGTAGAACGAACATATGCGGAAATGATGCTTACTAAGGAACTGGTTTCTAAAAAGGTAGATGCAGAATGGGTTAAGGCTAATACGGTAACTGCAGAGACTATTGTGTCTGTAAACAATGAGCTGCAGTATATTAAGAACAATTACCTTAAATCTAATGAGGCAGACATAAAGTTTGCAACAATAGAAGAGGAAAAGGTAATAAAATCTGACATAGAGCAGCTTAATGTTAAATATGAGAAAGTAGGCATATTAGATGGTGATGTTGCTGGTATTAAAACATTAATGTTTGGCTCTTCCACTGGCAAAAGCATTACTACAGATTTTGCCAACAGTGTTGTGAGCATGATAGGTACAGCACAGATAAAGGATTCTATGATAGATTCCTTAGATGCAAAGAAAATAAAGGCTCTGGACATTGATACCACAGATGTAAAGGTACACAGCAAAGACGGCAAATCACAGTGGACTGATAACACTATTCAGATTAGTGATAGCAATAGGCTTCGCGTTCAAATCGGAAAAGATGCATCAGGTGACTATAACATGTATGTGTGGGATTCAAAAGGCAGCTTGATGTTTGACGCGTTAGGACTTACAGCAAAAGGCATACAAAGAGAGATTATCAGAAATGATATGGTATCTCAGGACGCAAATATATCAGCCGGGAAGCTGGATATAGCAAGTCTTTTTAATGCTATTAACAATGATGGCACACATACGCTTAAGAGCAACAAGATATATCTGGATGATGCAGCACAGACACTTAATGTTCTTCTGCAGGATATAAAAACCGGTTCTGGAAAGGATTATTCTGAGTGGGGCAGCCTATTAAAACAATCTGATGATTTTATAACACAGAAGCTTTGGTGGACTGAGAACATAGACGGAATCAGCGTTAAGGAAAAGTTTTCTAATGTAAACCAGACATTGCAGGAATATAGTGTAAGTTTATCTAATATGGCCAAGTATGACGATGAAATATACCTGATATCTTATGCGCCAACAAAGGATAATTATCCGGCTTGGGATTGGTGTGTTCCTGTGTATCCGGCTGATACACAGTTTCCACGTGAAGAAACATGGCAGTATAACGATACGGAGTGGGATAAGTATATTGGAAAGATTGCTTACTGGGAAAACGAAGGAAGAGCATGGCGGTTTATTCGTAATGAGGATGGAAGCCATAGTTGGAAAGAGATACCTAATTCGGAAACGGCTTACATGCTAAGACAAAATTCTGCATTAAGAATCAATCTTGATAGCATAAGTAACAGTTTGTCATTAACTCAGCAGGATTTAAAGGGCAATTATAGCACAACAACGCAGATGAATAACGCTATAACACAAGCAATAACTAAGGAAAGTAATAGTATTAAGCTAGAAGTATCTGGCACCTATGCAACTAAAAATGATATTAATAATCTACAAATTGGTGGAGTCAATAGATTCATAAAAAGCACTGTAACTCCTAATAAGTATATAACAGCCACTGGCATAATAACAGATGGCGGTAACTATTGGGATTTGACGGACTACATAGATGTGTCTAAGTGGAAAAACTATGTAGCGAGTGGATGGACCAATCTGGGTAATGCACCGGCTACTTGTTTTTATGACAGCAATAAAAAGTTTATCAGCGGAGTAGCAGATAAATCTACTGGAGTAAGAGGTTCTCTGCCAGTTCCTTCTAATGCTGTATATATGCGTTTTAGCTTTGCACATGTAGATACAAACAAGCTAAAAATAGAAAAGGGTACAAAAGCTACAGATTATTCTCCAGCACCAGAAGATATTGATGTTAAGTTTAACAATTATGCTACAACAGCAAGCCTTGAAGCATACATTAAGAAAGACCCAACGACAGGGGAACTTAAATCTGCAATTGAAGCTATTGCAGATGATATAACACTTAATGCAAGTGGAACAATTAATATTAGTGGTAATAAGTCTGTTAATATCAATGGTAATCTGTTCACGCTTACATCTACTAATACTACTATTTCAGCAGATGGTTCGATAGACTGTAAGAAGCTAAAAGCTGTTAATGCTGATTTAGAAGGCACATTTAAAAATGTAAATGTAACTGAAGAAGGTATTACAATGACCACTACTCTTATTGGTGGTGAATACCTTATGAAAAGTAGCACTGGCGCCTATCTGAAAATACAAGGACATTTTATAAATCTGTCAAACGAAGACGGAACAAGAAATGCTGTAAGCATTCGCCGTGATGGAATATATGTTGATGATTATTATTATATCAGAAGCGGTGATGCATATTATAACTTAATGGATTGGATACGACATAGTGAGACAGCTGGTACGGTAGATATAAGTGGAAATAACTGTTATATAGAGGGTTATTACTATATAAGGCACCATGGTGAATGGTGGAAATTAGAAGACTATGTCAAAGACATAGCAAATAATTAATATAAATCCGCACAGCGGTAGAAAGGAAAACAATATGTTAAATACAACAAAGAATACATCAATGAATGGAAATAGTTCTATAGAGGAAAAGGCTGTAGTTACATTTTCAGCCAGCATACCTTCCGCAGGTGAGATAACTATTAATAAGAGAATTGCAGACAGAAGAGCATATATTGAGAATCAAGAAGAATGCGATACAGATTTTGCTAATTTTGAAGCAGAGGTGATGGCAGCACTTAAGGAGATGTAATTATGAGCTTAACAGGATTTATTTCTTACAAAAGAGTAGGTTGGACGGGGCAAACACCGTGGAACCCAACCAATCTTAACATAATGGATAAGGGAATTAAAGATAACAATGACATGATTGCGAATCTCAGAAGCGAGGTAAGTGCACTAAACAGTAATATCGCATTCTATAATTGCTTTATGAAAAATTTCATATCTGAAAGCGATTGCTATGGATATGGATATAATTATATCATTTACAATAAAATGCAAAAAGTCGGCATGTGTAAATTTACAAGCAAAATAGAAAATACAAGTACAGATATAACAGATTTTAAGTTTCAATATAATATCAAAGATGTATTTACTAAAGCCGGCTTAACATCAGATTCTATTAAAATATTAGGCGGTACATGGCAGTGTTATAACGCAGACGGAAAAATCATCAACAAACTAATAGGTTACGGCGCATGTATTAGGCAATCATCAGGAATAATAAGGCTTGAGCGTTATTATACGACAGATGGAAAAATAGGTGCATGGGCAGCTTCAGAATTTGTTAAAGGTTGTTACATATATGGTGAATTTTTATTTTCACTATAAAAGAATTAAGTATTAGCAATTCTTTCATTAAATTTAAAAAGTTGCCCTCGACATGCACCTCTGCTTGAATCGAATTTAACTTTGCCAGATTCTGTGTTATATATTATTTTTGTTGTTTTAGCCGTGTCAATTAAATCTTCATATATATTGTATACGCCACACAATCTTAGAGTATTGTTAAGAGAAATTACACTTATTTGGAAATTTTGAATATGTGAATTAAGATAAAGATAAGTTCCATTACCTAACTCTAAAGGTAGAGAAGACCACTCTGGACAACCAGAGGCGGACACTCTCTGCCTTTTTTAATGATATTACTGTTTTGTGAACATATATCTGAAAAATAAATAAGAAAATCCATAAACATGGCCATAAGTGGTTATGTTTATTTGTTATACACATTTGCCAGTCTTAGGACTGGCTTTTTAAATATTATAAGGAGGTATCTAAGATGTACTATGATGATTCTTAACCAGAACATATAACAAGATAAAAATTAGAGTTGCACCAGTGCAACAGAAAGGACATTATATGGAAAAATTAAAAGTAATTGTGACAGCGGTGTGGAGCATTATATTAAGTGCTCTGGGAATTCTGGCAATCCCGGTATTATTACTTATAACATGTAATTTGATAGATTATTTTACAGGTATTGCAGCTTCTAAATTTAGAAAACAACAGATAGATAGTTATAAGGGAATAAGAGGAATTGCAAAGAAAATATGTATGTGGCTTTTAGTAGGAGTTGGTGTGATAATAGACCAGCTCCTTTCTTATTCTGCAAAAGTTGTAGGAATAACATTACCTTTTACATTTCTTGTAGCATGTGTCGTAGCAATCTGGCTTATATGCAACGAAATCATAAGCATATTAGAAAATATCAATGACATTGGAGTAACACTTCCACCATTTTTGCAGCCAATAGTGAAGAATCTTAAGTCACAGGTAGAAAAGAAAGCAGATATAGAAGAAAGAGAGGATAAGTAATATGAGAACATTTCCAGTGATTAGCACAAAGTATGAGCATGTAAACAACTTTATTAACACTCTTGCACCAGTGGTGTGCAATGCATGGATTAAATACAGAAGAGAAGAAAAGAAAACAATAAGCCCAGCTGTAATTCTTGCACAGGCTGCTAAAGAATCTGGTTGGAATTTAGGGGCTGCTTCACTTTTTGGAATTAAGGGAAGCGATGCAGAATATGATACAACAGAGTACATAGATGGAGAATATGTAAACATTAAAGATTCCTTTGAAAAGTATCCTGATGTAATGGGTGCTGTATATGGATATCTCGATCTGATGCAGTGGAATAATTATGATGATGCAACAGCAGCAAATACAGTCGAAGGAGAGCTTTATGGTCTTACAAATGCTGTGAACAATACAGACAGAGATGCAGAAGGCAACTGGGTTGGATATAATTATGCAACTGCTCCAGATTACTATGAGACAACACTTGCTATTATTAACGACTTTGACCTTAGAGCATTTAATGATTATGTATGGTCTGTTGTTAATGAAAAAGATGATACAGAAGAGATAGAACAGCCTTCAGAAAAACTTAATGAGAGTGTTATTGATGCAATTTACCGTGGTGAGTACGGTGATGGAGAAGAACGCAGACAGAAGCTCGAAGCTGCAGGTTACAACTATGCAGATTATCAGGCCGCCATGGAAGCTAAGTATTATCCTAAAGAGGAAAGCGAGGATGAGCCGGCAGAGGAAGCACCACAGGAGACAGAAGAAAGAACGGCAATAGTAGAACCAAGAGAAGGTTTCTGGCAGGTTGCAGAAAGAGCATTAGGAGATGGTACAAGATATCTTGAATTAGCAGAGTTTAACGATATGGATATTAGTACACCGCTATATGCAGGCATGGAGTTAAGACTTCCCAACTAA